TTCCACCGAATCCCTTTGGTAGTGCTTCTGACCCTGGTCCTCGACCGAAGTCTACACCAGCACTGATTGGCTCAGATGGGTTATTGGTTGGGTCTAATAGTGTGCCAAGTTGTGGCATATTGATTCCCTCGTAGGGAGCCTGTGAAGTTGTCACGCCTGCCGCCTTTGTTGTTGCAACTGCTTCGTTGCCTTGAACTCTAGATTGGTTGATTTCCTTGTTTTCGCCATAGGCAAAGCCAGTGTAATCGCCACTCTGTCCTGCTCCGCCAGTACCTGAAACATTCGCTGGATTGTACTGTGGTCCGCCGTTAGGACCGCCACTTCCTTGTCCACCCATGTTTACTCCTATGCGTATTGTTTAAATATATGAATTGGTTCAGAGCACATATTATCATACTGGACTGCAATAGCAATCGCCTTACGTATAATGCTCTCTGCTTGGTTAATAGTCTTTACTTTTTCCACACCCAACGCTGCCAACGCGCCGAGGGCAACATCGCCACCGCTACCCATAACATATACGTTACGAATATCGGTATCCCAAGAATAGTCCTCAGAGACCGAGAAGACTTGCCCTTTGACTGATACAATGAATCCACCGTCGATTTGCGCAACATCGCCGTCCTCTTTCATGTCGATACCTGCATCCACGAAATGCTTGCGCATTTGTGGTATGAACTTGGTAGTCATATAGGTATTCAAGTCTTCTTTAAGTGTTGGCTTAGGTTGAACATAGCCATAATGCAATACGTTGCTAGCACGGGATGAACCGCACCCTGCAATCAGTACTCCATTGTTATCTATAATCTTAGGTGTTTTAGCAATCTGAAAGCGACCGTGGTCATCACTGAGCCTTGAGTCACATCCTAATACCGACCAACCGTCACCTTGTATCGCTACTAGCGTTGTCATTACTATCCCCTAGTTGTAACTCGTCCCGTTGCTTTGCCGCTACCACTTAGAGTAGATAAAATTGTTTGTAAATCTGGTGCTGGTGCAGCAGATGCAGGCCCACCCATAAGAGAACCTCCCACTGGAGCCGCGCCTGGAACAGGGGACGGCTGCTCAACAGGAGAAGGTGCAGCCCCAGCAGGAGGAACTGGTTGCTCTGGAGCAAACACGTTAGAGATAGCCTCTTCAAGAGATTGTCCCTTTTGACGTGCAGATATTACTCCTGCAATTTTAGTTACGATAGATGCTGGGTCTCCGCCTGATGTAGCCATTGCTGGGATAGCCTGAGCCATCGCAGTAATACCGCTAAGAAGTGATGAACGCATGTTTTCGATTTCGATTTTTTCAAGTTCTTGTGTGACGTTTACAGTGAATGGGAGTTCACGCATAGCCATGTCCTTGGAGATAAGTCCTCCACCAAGAGCCTGTAGCATAAAGATAAGCCCCTGTGCGGGGTTGAGACCAGCAAGCATACCGTAACGAACATCAGCAGAGTAGTCACCCTTAATGTCCTTGGTTGGCTTGTAGGTAATCTCGTATGGGCTACCAGAGTCAACACCACGGATTGTCTTCTCCTGTGAGAACATCTTCTCATCTACTTCAAAGCAGAGAGAAACGACATCACGTAGAGCAGAAGCAAAGATTGCCTGTGCTGATTTGACCTGTGTATCAAAGGCGCCCATAAGTGCCTGTACGCCTTGACCAGTAACGATGCTTGCATCAATGTTACCAGAACGTCCTTCTGGATAACGAGTACCTGAGCGAAGTTCCTGGTTAAGGAGTTGTGCTTCTGTGAACGCGCCTTGCGGGATGTTCAATTCGACACGACGAACGCCCGCTGGGTTGGCGGTACGAATTACCGCATCGCCACCCAACTGGAGTTCTTGTACGTCTTGCGGTAATACGATTGGCGCCTGAACGCTCTTCTCTGCTGCTTCCATTGCCAATAAGGCGAAACGGTTGCGGAGAAGTTGAATACCTAATACGTCGTCGAATTGTCCACGCATTTCGCCATCAATAGACGGCTTACGCGCCACGACAACCATCATCTTGCCCATTGGATTCAATGCGCTAGATAGAACTAGATTGCCCTTTCGGGGCAGATAAATTACAGATTGGTCCTTGTCATAGTAACGAACCATCTCGACCTGCGCATGCAGGTCCTGCTGATAGCCGTCACGACCCAGGATTTGAGTCTCATACTCTGGGAACTGTGCGACCAGTTCTCCAAGAGTCATCATATAGCGTTTTGCAAATGCCACACAGCGTCCGTAGCGGTCGAATTCTGGGTAAGCCCCAATCGGATTTTCTACGCGAATACGCGGCAACTTGCTTTCTTCGTCCAATTCAATCATGAAAGGAACGAAACCATAGGTTAAGTACCAGTCTGCGCCTGAGTACATCTGTACTGATAGGTCAGAGTGAGAGAAGTAATTGGCTGCAATACGGGTACGCTTGTCAGCAAAGTTACGTGCCTTGTCGCTAACGGAGTTAGCAGCAGAACAGTTGATTGCTGGGAGTGGAGCCATGACTTCTGAAAGGTCACGGGCTACCACGTCGATAAAGTTAGCAACTACGTTGGCATCTACGCCCTCTGGGAAGAACTCAGGGTATACTGATGCAATTTGGCCCTTGCGGACTGCGAGTACGCTAAGGTTACGAGCATCTCGTTCGTGGTTACGGTAGCGCAACGCTTCGACGCGTGCTGCAACCTGTTCCATTGATAATGCCATTGGTATCCTAACCGTAAGTTTGGGACCATTGGTCCGCAAATGCTTCGTCTAAATTAACTGCTTGTCGCCTTGAGGCTTGAGCCTGGGTTGTCCATCGGTTCTGCATCCACTTAGATGCATTACTGCTTTGCTGCATCATCTCGCGTATGCGGATAATAGCAAACCATAGAGCCATAACACAGTCTGTTGGGTTCTTGGTGTCTGGTTTCCAGGTAATGAGTTCCTGCACCAGGGTCTTTAGCCCCTCAGAACCTTCATTACTTGGTAGTTCGATTATATTGTTGTCCTGGAAACGGCCATCTCTGGTGTTTCCGAATAGCATAGACATAGACGCTACACCAAAAGACGTGTCCCATTTGTTCTTGCCAGTAAAGTGTGAGTTGAGTTGGCATCCGTAAGATGCTAAGTATGCTCTTAAGTCATCATCTAAGGCATACGCCTTCTGGTGTGCGTTAATTTCGATGCGCAGTTCCTGCGGTCTGTACTTCTCGACCCACTCCTCAATCAAAGATTGAATCTTTGCAGGGCTTGGGTCAGTCATGTTGATACAGTCTAGGACGTAGATACGCCCATCTGCTCGGTTATAGGTACATACAACGGCTCCTGTAGCACCTGCCATAGCAGGGTCAAGGCCAATGATGGTATAACCTTCAATACGCTGGGGATGTCCTGGGGTACCCGCCTTTAGCGGTCCTCTTTTGCGCATTCCGTTGACGGAGCCCGCAATACAGGTAGGCGAGAAGATTGAGTCCTCTTGGACGTCTTCTTGCTGGTAGACCATAGCCCATACTGACGGAGCGACCTCAGAGCGACGCTTAAAGAGCGAGGGTCCATCCCATTTGGGGTAAAGTCCATTTTCAAGTACATCGTCCAAATCATTTTCTTGTTGGTCCGTCGCGGGCCAAAGCGTTTTCCAGTTCTTCGGCTTATCGTCGAACTGCAATACTGCTGGCATAGCACAGTAGGTAAAGGGCGTCTTGCCACCTGTCCACTGTGAGCCATCCCTAATCATCTTGTAGAGGTCTACAGATGATACTCGGGTTCCTACAATAATAAGTTTACCGTGGCGTCCCAAACGAGTGATAACTTCCTTTTGAAGCCATTCGATTTGCTTTTCCCACTCATGGGCGTTGCTGCCCATAACCACGTCATCTAGGATAATCAGGTCGGCACGTGCTCCGTAAATCTGAGAACCAAAGCCCAGAGCCTGGACCGTAGGGTCTTTCTCGCCAGAGTCTCGTCCTGTACCTAGATAAATCATGTCGGCAGACCATTGTGTAGCATCTGCCTTGTACCCACCATTAGGACCGAAGGTCGCTTGGAGTTTAGTGTAGCCAGGGTGGGATAGTCGGGTCTTGATAGCACCCAAAAATTTGCGAGCCATACCCTGCGTTTTAGAAACGATAATCACTCGGGTGTTAGGGTTGGTCACAATCTTGTATGTCACGTAGTTGGTCGTGATAGTAGTCGACTTGGCGTGCTCGGGTGGCACGTTGATGAGGACACGGTTAGGGTCGCCCTCGTCGTAAGTCATACCAGCGGGTAGCCAACGTGGCGGCTTACCCTCAATAAGGTCAATCCAGTTTAACTGATGGTCGAAAAGCCTAGAGCCTAGGAAAGTTTCTGAGAACTCGGCAAAGGGCATATCCTTCATCTCGGCTAGGTCAGCCTTGATACCTTTACCTGCTAGACGAGCCTTGTCAGAGGCTTCTTTAAACTCTGGGTTTTGCATCGTCCACTGGCGG